CGGCTGAGCCGGAATTTGATGAGGCCGATGAGGCTCAGGAGGAAGACTAATGGCTATTCACAAGGGGTCGGAAGGCGTCCTGAAGGTTGGGGCGAATACGATCGCAGAGGTTCGTTCTTGGAGCATTGATGAGTCCGCAGGGACTATTGAGACCACGGTGATGGCAGACGCTGCCCGCACCTACGTTGCCTCCAAGACCGATTTCACCGCTTCCATGGAAGTGTTCTGGGACGAGGAAGATACCACGGGCCAAGGCGCTCTCACCGCTGGTGCAGAAGTGACCTTCAACGTGTATCCCGAAGGCGACACCACTGGTGACGTTTACTACACCGGGACCGCAATCGTCACGGGCATCAGCCGTTCGGCTGACGGTGATTCCATGGTTACCCACAGCATTTCGCTTCAGGGTAGCGGCGGCTTAACTGAGACCACGGTGGCCTAATATGAGTGTATTGGAGAAGGCGAAGGCTCATTACAAAGCCAAGTTAACGGCTGAGCCTAGGGAGCTTCATATCCCCGAGTGGGACACTACGGTCTACATCCGACCGGGAATCAGTCTGCACAATCTGGGTGAGATCATGGAAGCGGCAAGCGGTGGTAAGTCTGCCGAAGCCATGGTCCTCACCCTTATCCACCGTCTAGTCGATGGTGAGGGCAAGCCTGTCTTTAAGAAGGCTGAGAAGGTAGAGCTACTCCGTGGAGTTGACCCTGACGTACTCGCCAGGATCGTTGGAGAGATCAACTCCAGTGATCCGACCGAAGAGGATGTCTCGGGAAACTAAAGCAAGACCGTGACTTGCAGTTTAAGTACTTCCTGGCGGAGTTACTGCATAAAACGGTCGCTGAAATCATGGAGATGGATATACGCGAATACATGGGTTGGTCGGCTTATTTTCGCTTAAAGGAAGAGAGGCAGAAGCGTGCAAAGTAACCAGAACTCCTTCATCAACCTTATAGCGACAGATAAGTTCAGTGTAGTCTTCGGTCGCCTATTTGGCTCCATGGACAAGGCTGCAAAGTCTGCGACCAACATGGGGTCCAGTATTCGCACCGCCTTCGCTTCATTCGCGGTAGGTGGCGCCGCTTATAAGACCACCTCAACTATCGTCAACCTCAATCTTGAGTTTGACCGCATCAACCGTACCTTGGCTTTCGCTACCCGCTCCACAGAGGAGGGGGCGAAGGCTTTTGCCTTCATCCGCGAAGAGTCTCGTCGCCTAGGCCTTGATCTCAAGACCACTGCTGCGACCTACGCTCAATTCGCTGCTGCTGCCCGGGGAACCTCTCTGGAAGGGGAGAAGGCTCGGGATATCTTCTCTGCTGTTTCCCAGGCCGCAACGGTTCTAGGCCTTGATGCCTATTCCACTCGTGGCGCCCTGAGAGCCCTTGAGCAGATGATCTCAAAGGGTAATGTCCAAGCAGAAGAACTCCGCCAGCAGCTCGGTGAGCGGCTTCCTGGCGCCTTCCAGTACGCCGCTAAGGCCATGGGTGTTACCACCGCTGAACTTAACGACATGCTGGAGAATGGCGAGGTCCTCGCTTCTGACCTTCTCCCCCGGCTAACCACTGTCTTGAATGAAGCTTTCGGTCCTAATGTTGAGGAAGCTGCGGAGAGCCTTCGTGCTGAGATCAACCGGTTCAGGACTGAGACAGATCTCCTGATTAATAACATTGATAAGCTCACTGGGTTCTCTGCTGCTTTTGAGGGGATCGTCGGGGCTATCGCAAGCACTGAGGAGGCCTTCAACCAATTCATTGAAGGCATGGAGGCCATGGGTGATGCCCAGGTCCGACAAGCTCCTCAGAAGTTGAGAGAAGCTATCGCCCAGATAAGGGAAGAGATCAAAGAGCTTGAGTCAGCCGGTGGCGCCAATTTCTACGAACTATCTTTCAAGTACGAAGAGCTAGATGGCTTGAATGAGCGCCTTAAGGTAGCCATTGATCGTGCGAACGAACTGCGAGGCAAGGGGCCGAAGAAGATCGCGCCTCCAATGGCTCCTCAAGGAGCGCTGTCTGTAACTCCTATGCCTGAATCAGAAAGGCTTAAGGCCCTAGGCAAAGCCTTGGATGATGCGAAGACTCCCCAAGAGCGCTACAACGAAGCTGTTAAGCAACTGGCTATCGTCTTTGGCCCTGACATCATCAAGTATCAAGAGCAATATCAGAGACTGATTGATGCAGAGGCGGAAAAGCTGCATAAGACGACTCAAGCTTACAAAGATCAGGAAAAAGAGAAGAGTCGTGTCAATCAGTTAGAGAAAGACTCTATCAACCTCATTGAAGACCTGATGACCGAGCAGGATGCTTATCTTGCTCAGATTGAGCGCTTCAAAGAGATGCACGACAGGGGTTTCATTAGCCTTGATCAGTATGCTCAAGCCGTAAGAGAGGCAGGCGAAGCAATGCCTTCCTTCTCTGATGCTGTCGCAGAGGCTCAGAGCGTCATTGAGTCAATTATGACTCCTCAGCAGATGTATCAGGCTGAGGTAGAGAAGCTATCTAACCTGTATTCCGGTGGTCACCTTAATCTGACGCAGTATGTTTTGGCCTTGCGGGCATTAAAAGAAGAGGTTGTTGATCTTCTACCAGAAACTAAAGCCGCCGCCGATGCGCAAAAGGAACTTGAGGGGATCTTTGACTCCCTGAAGACCCCGGCAGAGAAGTATGCTGATCAGATCATTCGCATCATTGAGTTGTTCAAAACTCTTAAAGACAGCAACAAGGATGCTTTTGACGCCCTGGGTGGTGAAGAGGGCATGACTGCCTTGATTATGAAGGCGGCAGAAGCTCAAACGGCGGCTACAACCAAGCTTCAGGAGCAGGCGGACAAAGCCTCTCGCATGGCTATGCAGAACGTCGCTGTTGTCCTCAACGCCACTAGCCAGCAGATTGATGCTCTTTCTGGTGCCTTTGAAGAAGGCGGCAAGGCAGCGAAAGTGTTCTTCGTCATGTCCCAGACGCTAGCCGCTGCAAATGCAATCATCAGCGGTCTATCTGCCGCTATGAGCATCCGAGAGGCTTACGCCAAGCTGGCGGCAGCAACTGCTAATCCCACTCTTGCGACTGTTGGTGAAGTTCACGCTAATCTAGCCGCTGTGATGGGCTTTGCGACCGCTGGGATGATTGCAGGCCAGACCATTGCCTCCTTTGAAGGGGGTGGTTATACGGGCTCTGGAGCGCGCGTAGGGGGCATGGACGGCAAGGGCGGTATGCTTGCCATGGTTCACCCGAATGAGACCATTGTTGACCACGAGAAGAACGGTAAGATGGCTCAGCCAGTACATGTGAACTTCAACATCCAGGCTAATGACACCAAGGACTTCGACCGACTTCTAGTTGAGCGTCGAGGCGTCATCGTTTCCCTGATCAACAATGCGGTGAACAACCGTGGACGGAGGCTAGTTGAATGAGCGGCACCTTCCCCACTAGCCCAGGTTTTACCGATGTAAGAACGCGGCTAAAGCACTATAATCTGTCATCGGAATCGGTGAATGGTCGCGTTCAGGTTCGGTCCTTGAGCAGTACCCGGAGGGACTTTACTCTTACCTTCCCTCCCATGACGAAGACTGAGTTTGACCCGATTTACGCCTTCATCGACTCCCAGGAGGGGATGTTAGGGACGTTCAGTATCACCCTGCCAGACCCAGATAACCCGGCGTCTACCTTTACGATTACTGCTAGACTAGCGAATGACGTACAGGAATTCAGCCTCGGGGTAGATAACCTCTACGAGTTTGAGGTGGACATAATTGAGGTGGTCTGATGTCAAGAGGGATAGCGTCTGCTACGCAAACGGCTCTAGCAAGCGACGGATTTCGACTAGCAACGCTAATTGAGCTTGACTTCACAACCCCCGTCCGTGTGACCGACTACGGGTCTAACGTCACGGCCTTCAGCAATACCTTTAGCACGACCTCAAGCATCATTGAGATCGGCGCTGCGTCTGAGACTGGTTCCCTATCGGTGAACTCCATGGCTCTGACGCTCTCTGGTGTGGACCAGACCTACATCTCTCTTTTCCTGAACAACGACTACATTGATGTGCGCACAACGATTTGGCGCGCTGTCATGGCTGATAACGGCACTGTCGTTGGCGACCCTTTCGTTTATTTCGATGGCCGGATCGTTTCCTACGCCATTGAGGATAGCGGGAAGACCGCGACCATTGAGATCGAACTGTCGTCTCACTGGAAGGACTTTGAGAAGGTCAATAATCGTAAGACGAACTCAAACAGCCAAGCGCTCTACTTCAGTGGCGACAAGGGCTTTGATTTCGCATCCAAGCAGATCAACGAGATCAAGTGGGGGCGCGCATAAATGGGCATCTTTACAATCATCGGTATTGGTATTGCCCTCCTAGCTGGCGGCGCTTCCTACGTCCAGGCTAAGCAAGCCCAGAAGAAGGCCAAGAAGCTCGCCAACTCCATGGCAGGCGTTCTGCTCAACAAAGAATCAAACATTGAGCCTTTACCCGTGATCTACGGCTCCCGTCGCGTAGGTGGTGTCCGGGTATTTGTTGAGACCAGTGGTCCTAACAACGAATATCTCTACATAGCCCTTGCTCTATGTGAGGGTGAAGTTGGAAGCATT